TAATTGTCCCGAATGCTCAGATTCATTCTAATTGTAAAAATACCTGGGATACTTTTATTGTAGATCGTGAATATAAGTATGAAGACCTTTTTGGTGAAGTTGATAAGCAGTTTGTAGAGTTCAAGCGTTCAGCACAGAAAGAAGTCAATTATCTGGTCAAAGAGTTTGAGTGTCGCAAGGCAGCAGACTCCTATGCTCGTGCTACCACTGCCCGCACTGGTGTTCTGGACTGCTCTAAACTTCATACCTACAAATACAACGAAGACCTTTTCAAGAAGGTTACGACACTCGCAAACGGCAAGAATCACGGTCTGGTGTTCGTTCTGGACTGGTCTGGTTCGATGTGTGATGTGATGCTCGATACCGTCAAGCAACTTTTCAATCTTGTTTGGTTCTGTAAGAAAGTTGCGATTCCGTTTGAGGTTTATGCCTTCACGACTGAGTATCCTCTTGTTTCTTATGATGAGAATGGTAAGGCAAGTTTTCGTGAAACTGCTTATGAGAAAAAGGATGGTTTGATTCAAGTCGGTGAATGGTTCTCTATGATGAACCTGCTGACTAGTCAAGTGAACGGTAAAACTTTGGAAGAACAGATGAAGAACATTTTTCGCCTTGCTTATTCTTTTGGGCGCAATTGTTATGCCCGTTATTCTATTCCTCTGGGTCTTTCTCTTTCAGGCACTCCTTTGAATGAAGCACTGATTTCTCTTCATCAAATTCTGCCTAAGTTTCAAAAGGAAAACAAACTTCAAAAAGTTCAGTGTGTGATTCTGACTGATGGTGAAGCGTGTGGTATTAAGTATCATCGTGAAGTCAAGCGTCAATGGGAAGATGGTCCTTTTATGGGAACCGCTGGTATTGGTTTTGGTTCATTCTTGCGTGACCGTAAAACTGGGAGCACTTATTCTCTAGACTGCGAATGGCATCAAATGACTGATGTTTTTCTTCGCAATCTGCGTGAGAAGTTTGCTGACATTAACTTCATTGGTATTCGTGTTCTGGAAAGTCGTGATGCTGGTAACTTTATTCGTCGATATTGTGGTTATTATGGTCCAGACCTTGAAAAAGCGATGAGTGCTTGGAAAAAAGAAAAGGCATTTACCTTGAAAAAGTCTGGTTATCATTCTTATTTTGGTCTTTCTGCCACTGCCCTTTCTCAAGACACAGAGTTTGAAGTTGCTGAAGATGCAACCAAGACTCAAATCAAGTCTGCTTTTGTCAAGAGTCTAAAATCCAAAAAAATGAACAAAAAGATTCTCGGAGAGTTTATGGAACTTGTTGCTTGATAAATATTTGGAAGAGTTTCATTTCAGCAATGAGCAGATTTACAGACTTATTTCAAGAACCAGCACCTGCCCCAGAACCAGAATCTGGATTTAATCCAAATGCAAGAGATCGTGATGGTGATGGATTGGTTCAGGAAGGAACACCATTTGAAAGACCAACACCTGTAAAGGCATCGGCAAAAAAGGGAATTAAGTAACCACTTTCCAAACTGTCACAGGGGGGCATTTAACTGCCCCCTTTTCTTGTATAATTACTTTAGTTAAACAAAACCACCTAACTACATTATGCCTCGCAAATCCTCTGTGAACGACGCCCAACTGATTGAGTCCCTTAAAGAACTGTATGGTTCTGAAATTACCACTGGTGACCTTCGTGGTTTTTGTGCTTCTCGTGGTCTGAACTACCAGACCGTGACCCGCCGCTTGGAAGACTACAAGACTGGTCGTGGTCGTTGGAACCTGGAAGTGACTCCTAGTGTTGTTGGTAAAATGGAGCAGGCATACCAAGCTCCTGCTGCTCTGCCTGCTGTGGAACAAAACCTTATTCCTGATAAAGATGATACCTTCGTCAAGTTTGGTAACTTTAACGATATTAAAAAAATTATTCAGTCCCGTATCTTTTATCCTACATTTATTACGGGTCTTTCTGGTAACGGTAAAACTTTCGGCGTGGAGCAAGCTTGTGCTCAACTAAAGCGTGAACTGATTCGTGTTAACATCACGATTGAAACCGACGAGGATGACCTGATTGGTGGTTTCCGTCTTGTGAATGGTGAAACTGCTTGGCACAATGGTCCCGTGATTGAAGCACTGGAGCGGGGGGCGATTCTGCTGCTGGATGAAATTGACCTTGCTTCCAATAAGATTCTGTGTCTTCAGTCTGTGCTTGAAGGTAAGGGTGTTTTCCTGAAAAAGATCGGTCGTTTTGTGAAACCTGCTGCTGGTTTCAATGTGGTTGCCACCGCTAACACCAAGGGTAAGGGTTCTGATGATGGTCGCTTCATCGGCACCAATGTGCTCAATGAAGCATTCCTTGAGCGTTTTCCTGTGACCTTTGAGCAGTTTTATCCTGCCCCCTCTGTGGAGCAGAAGATCCTTGAGGGCATCGCTCTGGACCTTGGTGTGGAAGACCGCGACTTCTGTAAGCGCCTGGTTGACTGGGCTGATATCATCCGCAAGACCTTCTACGATGGTGGTATTGAGGAAATCATCAGCACCCGCCGTCTGGTTCACATCATCCGTGCCTACAGCATCTTCAGTGATAAGGCAAAGGCAATCCAAGTGTGTGTGAACCGCTTTGATGATGAAACCAAGCAGTCTTTCCTGGAACTCTACGACAAAGTGGATGCTGACTTCCAGATGCCCATTCAAGAAACTACCCAAGTGGTTGATTCTTCTGCCCCTTTCTGATATAATTGGGGAAGGTAAAAATGTGCCTTCCCTTTATGAGTGATTCAACCTTTACTATTACTATGACTGAAAACACAAATCATCTCTGGAAATACAACGAAGATAAAATTTTTAAAGATATTGAAGATTATGTGACCAGCACTTATGGCAGTCACTATTGTGGTCACAATCAAAATGATATTCAAACGATTGATTTGATGGCAGCAAAAGACTTGGCAGTGCCTTTCTGTCAGGCAAACATTCTCAAGTATGGTAGCCGTTATGGTGATAAAGATGGACGCAATAAGCGTGACCTCCTCAAAGTCATTCATTATGCTATGCTTCTCCTCCACTTCGACGGGCACTATACCCGTAAAGATAATGGTCTTACTGAATTCCGTTGATTATGAAACTCCAAAACAAAACTATGAAACTCTCTGATAACTCTCTGACTATTCTCAAGAACTTCGCTGGAATTAATAATTCGATTCTGGTAAAGCAAGGGACTCGTCTTCGCACTATTTCTGTTGCTAAAAATATTCTTGCTGAAGCAGATATTACTGAAGAGTTTCCTCGTGACTTTGCAGTTTATGACCTCAATCAGTTCCTCAATGGTTTGAGTCTTCATCAAGACCCTGATCTGGACTTTACTGAAGATTCTTACATCACTATTCGTGAAGGTAAGCGGCGGGTAAAGTATTTCTATGCTGACCCGAATGTAATTATTTCTCCTCCTGATAAAGAGATTCAACTTCCTTCTAAAGATGTTTGTTTCCAACTTGAGAGTGCTTCTCTAGAGAAATTGGTCAAGGCAGCAGCGGTCTATCAACTTCCTGACCTATCTGCAGTTGGTGAGGCAGGTGTGATTCGTCTTGTTGTTCGTGATAAGAAGAATGATACTTCCAACGAATATTCCATCGTGGTTGGTGATACCGATAAAGACTTTACCTTCAACTTTAAAGTAGAAAATATTAAGATTATTCCTGGTGCCTATGATGTGGTTGTGTCAGAAAAACTTTTGTCACAATTCAGTAATACCAAGTACAATCTGAAGTATTATATTGCTCTGGAACCCGATTCAACCTTTGGATGATGGAATTTCTTCTTTACCTTACTCCTCAAGCAAAAGACATTCTCAATCAAATTTATAGAGCAAAATATTCTGTTCGTGAAAATGTTGGGTATTGTAGGAGTAATAAAAATATTTTTGGATATGCAGATTTTGGAAATAAGTTTGTCATCTGTACAAAGAACATCAAAATCAGTGGGTTTGATGTTAAACATTATGTAAATGAAACCGTTTATCACGAAGCTACTCATGTTGGTCATTTGTGTAATGGGTACAGACCTTTTGGAATATCTTTAAATGATATGTTTCTTCCACCCAACAAACTTCAAGATGTTCGCAATTCTGTAAAATCATCTACTGCTTCCTATCTCATAGAACACGAAGCATATTGGATGGAAGATAAACCAGAAAAGGTTAAATATGTACTTCAAAAGTATTGTTTCTGATGAATATATTCGCCACATCTCCTTGGCCTGCTGAGAGTGCTATCTGTCTTCCCGATAAACACATTGTCAAGATGCCTCTGGAATGCTGCCAAATGCTTTCCATTGTGGCATCTGAAAAATGGGGTCATAACTATGGTCCTTTGTACAAGACTGATAACACTCCCTACAGAACTGAAAAGGGTGCGTTTCGTAATCATCCCTGTACCAAATGGGCAATGGATAGTATCCACAATGCCTATTGGTTAATTAAGTGGGGAATGAACTTGTGTGATGAGTATACGATGCGTTATGGTAAAGTCCATTCGTGTTATAATACTCTTCTTGGAGCATATTATTTGTTTCCAAAGGGTAAGATAACCGAAGTTACACCATTTGCCCGGGCAATGCCTGACGAATACAAATTTGATACAAGCATTGATACATTTACTGCTTATAAAATGTACATTGCTTCTAAACCTTGGGTTGCGAGTAATTATCTTCGTATGCCCGAAAGAAAACCTTCGTGGATTTGATTATGAATAGTGATTTTTTGTGGGTAGCAAAGTATGCCCCAAAGACAATTGAAGATTGTATTCTTCCTGAAAGCACCAAGAAGACTTTTCAGGACTTTCTAAATAAAGGTGAAATTCCAAATATGCTACTTGCTGGTCCTCCTGGTATCGGCAAAACTACAGTCGCAAAAGCACTCTGTAATGAATTGGGAGTAGATGTTTATGTCATCAATGGATCCGACGAGGGTAGATTCCTCGATACTGTCAGAAACAATGCGAAAAACTTCGCTTCGACCGTATCGCTTTCGTCAGATGCTAAACACAAAGTCGTCATTATTGATGAGGCAGATAACACAGGGAACGACGTACAACTCCTCCTACGGGCGTTTATTGAGGAGTTTGCTGGCAACTGCCGATTCATCTTCACCTGCAACTACAAAAACAAAATCATCGAACCCCTCCACTCCCGATGTGCCGTTATTGACTTCTCCATCAAAGGGAAAGAAAAAACCGCATTGGCAGGATCCTTCTTCAAGCGTCTACAAAACATCTTGGATGCGGAAGGCGTCGAATTCGATCAAAGAGTACTTGCAGAACTTATCAATAAACATTTTCCAGACTGGAGGAGAGTCCTCAACGAATGCCAACGATATAGTGTGGGAGGCAAAATTGACTCAGGAATTCTTGCTGCTTTCTCGGACATTGCTGTAAATGATCTCCTTCAAAACCTTAAAGAAAAGAACTTCCCTGAAGTTCGGAAGTGGGTGGTGGCTAATATGGACAATGATACTACTGTATTGTTGCGCCGTATTTATGATGCTCTTTACAGCGCCCTTGAAAACAATAGTATTCCTGCTGCTGTGCTTGTGCTTGCTAAGTATCAGTATCAGAGTGCTTTCGTAGCAGACCAAGAAATAAATATGCTTGCCTGCCTAACTGAAATAATGGTGGAGTGTGAGTTCAAATGAAAAACAAGAAACTCAAAGCATTGATACAAAAACCTTTAAGATTTCATCATCAAGATATTCATGAAGAACTTGATGAACTCAAAAAACAACACCAAGTGAAATCTAAATGGTATTATATCTTCTGGGGTGCCTGTGCCGTTGCTGTAGTTGGTGGACAGGTTTATGTTGGAACTGGATATCGTGAGATGGCAGAAGCAACTAGAGATACTCAAATTGTTGTGAGGTGTGTAAATGGGTCTGCTCAAAATTAATAAGGCATCTTTATATGATGTCCCAGTAAAAACAACTCCTGAAAATGTGAAAGAAGCAAATGAAGGTCTCTTTCGTGCTAAAATGACTGTTCCTGCTGCCGCAAAGCATTGTGGTATGACGCAGAAAGAAATGAAACTCACTTTTAGAGAGTATTTGAAGTATCATCCTAAAGATTATGACCACTCAAAAGAGTCTTAAAACTGCCTTAAGGTATCCTGGTGGTAAGTCCCGTGCTTGCGTCAAGATGGACCCCTACTTTCCAGACCTCCGCAACTATGATGAATTCCGAGAACCATTTCTCGGTGGTGGAAGTGTTGCGATTTATATCACCAAAAAGTATCCCAACCTAGATATTTGGGTGAATGATTTGTATGAACCTCTTGTAAATTTCTGGCAACAACTCCAGATTTTTGGTATAGATCTTAAAGATAAACTGGTAAATCTTAAGACAGCAAATAATACTCCAGAACTAGCAAAAGACCTTTTCCTTAAAGCAAAGGAGCAAATCAATGACGAAAGTTTGCCCAGTCTTGATCGTGCTGTGGCTTTCTATATTGTCAATAAGTGCAGTTTCAGTGGTCTCACGGAGAGTTCATCATTTTCACAACAAGCCTCCATCGCCAATTTCAGTTTGCGAGGGATCGAAAAACTGCCTGCGTATTCTAAACTAATTGAGCATTGGCGTATAACTAATTACTCGTATGATTATCTAATGGATGGAAACAAAGGTGCTTTTATGTATCTCGATCCTCCTTATGATATTAAGGATAATCTCTACGGGCGTAAAGGATCAATGCACAAAGGATTTGATCACGATAAGTTTGCTGCTGATTGCGACACTAACGATATGGATCAGTTAGTCAGTTATAACTCCGATCAACTTGTAAAAGATAGGTTTAAGAACTGGAACGCTGCTGAGTTTGATCTCACATACACAATGCGTTCTGTTGGTGAATATATGCGTGAGCAAAAACAACGTAAAGAACTACTGCTTTTTAATTATGGAATTGAAGGACTGGTTAAACTCGATCAATCAAACGAAGCAACATCTGATTGATGAAGATCCTTCACTTGAGAAGGAATATGCACCTTACATTATCAATCGATGCCTTTCTGGACATATTGATTGTATTATGTTTGCGAATGAGATGAATCAATATCATTTCCTGCCAAAGAAGTTGCAGTATGACTTTTTTATAAATAGTCTGAGGAAAAAGAAGAGATTTTCTCCCTGGCTCCGTCAAGATAAAATCAAAGACCTTGATTATGTTAAACGTTACTATGGTTATAGTAATGAGAAGGCAAAACAAGCTTTGAGGATTCTTACTAAAGAACAACTTAATTTTATAAAATCGAAATTTGAAACTGGAGGAACAAAATGAGTGTCGTTCAAGAACCTGAAGTGAAGTGGACGCCCGAACAAATGGTGGAAGTCATTCTGAATGAACCAGATGACTTTTTGAAAGTTCGTGAAACTTTGACCCGTATCGGAGTTGCTTCAAGAAAGGAAAAGAAAATCTATCAGTCTTGTCATATTCTACACAAGCAAGGTAGATATTACCTCGTTCACTTTAAGGAACTGTTTGCTCTGGATGGTAAACACGCTAACCTGACTGTAAATGATGTTCAGCGTCGTAATCGTATTGCCCAACTTCTTGCTGATTGGGGTCTAATCACGATTGTTGACCTGAAAAAAATTCAAGATATCGCTCCCTTGAATCAAATCAAAGTCCTTGCTTATAAGGACAAAGGAGATTGGATTTTAGAAACCAAATATAACATTGGTGCTAAGAAAAAAAAGGTAGAGGATGCCGAATGATAAAGAGCGGGTTTCACGACCCGCTTTTTTTATAAAAGTATTATAATTATATACGGATGCCAAAAGGGTCCACAAAACACAACCTCGCTTAAAAAAAGGAGCTACCATAATGACTAATCTCACAAGGTATACTGCT